GGTAGAGTATCTATCTTCGGCATGATAGTAAACTTCAAAGTCACCGAGGACTCGGCCAAACTTGCCTCTCATGTCCTCACCGTCTCTCGCCACTCTTGTCTTTAGCGTGGCGTAAGGTCCAAGAAGTTCCTTGAGTCTTGCCTTTGCTGCTTTACCAAAGAATTTTTCAACCTTGTCCCGGGTTCTACTTTCAGGGGTGTCAATACCCATGATACGTACCCGCTCATCTGTTAACCAAATACCGAAACCTAAATCAATGTCTACGTCTACGGTATCACCATCAACAATTTTTACAATACGCGCTTTGTATTCATACATTTTTTTAACCTTCTTTAAGAACCTGAGTTCCTGTGTCCAAAGCAATACCCGTCACCTTAGAGATATACTCGTCTTTCAGTTTACCATCTGGTGGGAAAATTGCAACAACATGAGCAGGCATAATCATTATACTATGATTCTCAGCATAGATAGCATAAGGTGCTAGTCCGACGCCAAATTGTGTACCCGTTTCATCTTTAGGACGTAAAATAATTGCTGTGGGTCTATCTATTTTGAGAACCTTACCGTGGTCGGCAAGTTCAACTTCTGTGACTCTACCCATAACATCTTCACCTGTTGTGAGTTTGACAACTTGTACATCGGACATAGCTTTCTCCTTTTATTTCACTTCAATTTGTCTTGGTTTCATTTCTTCCGGTACAACACGTCTTAGGGTAATCTCAAGGATACCGTCTTTGTAAACGCTATCTACAACCTCAACATCATTTGCAAGTGCGAATGAATGTGTAAAGTTACGAGCTCCAATACCTTTGTGATAGAATTTTCTAGTATCCTCACCTCGGTCTTGTACGCCCTGGACAATTAACTTGTTGCCATCTGGAAGTAAATGTACATTAAATTCATCTTTAGCGAATCCTGCACAAGCAATTTCAATAGTGAAATGCTCATCATCATCCGCAATAATATTATAGGGGGGATAGTTTGGACTATGAATCTCCGAAACATTGTGAAGATTGTCAAACAAACGATCAAAACCTATAGTAAACGGTCTTACATTATCAAAAATTTCTGCCATGTTGGCAGTAGTATATTTACGTACCATAATTGTGCTCCTTTATTAAGCGAGTTTTAATGTTACACTACCCTATCGGCGTAGTGGTGCCTCCCGCTCGGTATCATCAAAGTGTACTTCACCTCACGGGGGCCTTTTATTTATAACTACCAAACCATTTTATCATAAAAAAATATGGAAAGTCAAGCTCTCCGAAGCAAAGTTTCATAGGATTCTTATGGTGATTACTGTGATATAACTCACCTCCCCACAACATACCCATGATATGACCTCTGTTCTCTGGTCTCATGGCCTTTGTGTGGCCTAACAAGTTCAATCCTACTTGCCACCAATACATAACAGCAACAAACAATACCCAACTTTGCCAACTAAAAATATAAATCCAAATACTAGCAAATACTATTACTAACTCCCAATAGTATTTCATTTGTATTCTATACATCTTGTCCCTGAGCATCCACCTAGGTGTTTTATCACTTTTGGGAAAGTATGAAAATATCATCATGTTTTCCCAAAAAGTTTTTTGAGGACCGTGTGGATCTCCTTTTTTATCAGTATACCTATGATGCTCTGTGTGAATACCTGACCAAACGATACACATTCCTGCTAGACCTGTTGTTGATAATGCCATGAGCAACACTTCTAGCCAACGAGGACATTTCCATGCTCTGTGTGAGCAATATCTGTGAAGGTATCCGGATACTATCATTCCAGCCATAAAAAAATAAATGACCAGTAAGGCAAAAACTTCCAATGGGCTGTAGTATTTGGATACCAACAGCAAGGAGACAAGTGTAAAAAATATTTGTACTACACTTTGTATCTTTTCTATTGGGAATCCTACTTTTTTACCTATTTTAAGTAGGTTCAGAATCAACGCTTCTTTCCAATATTATATTTAGGAACTAAGTTCCATTCACCTTTCTCTTTATAAGAGATTATTTTAATCTGACTCAAAGGAGCTAGTAAGTTTTCACTAATAGGGTTTTTGATTTTTAACAAACCCCAGTCTTGTAGCAGCTTTGCTATAGTATTTCGTCTTTCTAAATCGTTATCCATAAATACGGCTTCTTTGCCGTCCAGAGCAAACAACTCCTTGAAGTGTGTGATAAAGTATCTACCCTGCTTGTGCAGGATATGACAGGACTGATATAATGTGTTGTCCTTTTTTGAAGCCACACCTATACGTGAAAGTGTCTCCTTAATCTTCAAAAAGTTTTCAGGATCCTCTAACAAAATTTCTAGGGGTTGGTAGTCGGGATAATCTATGTCAAAGAAATTATCTCGGTCAATCATTTCATACACCTTTTGTTAATTATTATTCATAGTAACAAAAGTATTTATAACTTCCCACCTTTAGCGGTCGCTAACCAACCCTTGATCTCAGCTATCTCTTTGTCGGACAGAAGTGTCAGCGCCTCTTTAGCTTTGTTATAACTATAGCCAAAGTATTCTTTCACTGCTTCGAGGTTACTCTCCTCTGCTTTGATCCATTTGTTATATCGTTTTGACTTACGTATCACGCTACGTAAAAAGTCATACTGCATCCTATAATCAATATGTGTCCTGCTGTTCATTTCGTTAGCTGCTATGACAGTATCAACACCGAACCCTAGTCCTCTGTTTATAATAAAGGCAGGGTATTGTGACTCATTGTCCTCTGTCATTATGTCCTGTTTGCTGTATGTGATAGTGTTTAGATAGTCAAAGGGACTTAACTTTTTAATCTTCTCAACATATTCTTTTTCATCTACCTCTTCAACAGGAGGTCCAAACTCTTTAAAATAACTCATGTAATATTCCTGCCTTGTCTAATACTTTAGAGGCACCTAACTGTGGATCCTTTGCTGTGATACACTCACCTAACATATCAGGCAACACACCAAACATTTTTATGAACCTAGCTATACTATGATTAGATTTCACTATGAAAAGAGGCTTTATGTTAGGCAATGCAGGAAACTTTATCATGTGTGGAACATCTATAATGTCAGGACTCCAAAGCATAATGTATGTAGTCATAGGTCTGAACCATCCATCTAATGTTTTCCAGCCAGTAGCCATTGCCCGGTCTCTTACAAATTTAGTTCTTTTGTCAAACCAAAATCCAGGCAACTCGTTTTCATCACCGCTCCAGTGAGGAGTAAATGCTATCACTCTATTTACATCTGTGTAATATGCAAACTTGATTGCATTTGTAGCACCCATACAACTGCCTAGTGCTACTACGTTTTTGCCTTCAAAGTAAGGTGACAAAAAAGTGTTTAGGTTTTCGTAGTCAATATAACAACCCCAACTTCTTTTTTTGTCTATTACCCAAAAACGATCACCGATGCCTGCAGTTACTTTTACAAACTCAGGTCTATCTATTGCTTCGGGATTATAATTATTGAAACCAAATACATCAAAGTCTATACCGGAAAAACATACTAAAGTATTGTTACCTTCACCCGGTTCATAGAAAACTCTTTCTGTTTCTGTGTCTAAGATAATTTTCATTTAAACTTCATACTCGCCATCAGTTCAGTCAAGCAAGCAGTCAGATTAATTTCCTGATCTGCAACAAACGCTGCCTTGTATTGATAGTCAGCAATCAGTACAACCATTTGAGGAACAGTAGTAACCTCGGGAATCAAACTGTCATAGATGTATCTGAAAATACCTTGAGGGTCTGACTCAACATTATTAGCAACCCACTGGCGCATCTTCTTCCAGTCCTTCTCTTTCATTGCTGAAACAAGTTCTTTCGTATTGATCTCACCTATGTTGCTGAGGATACCTTCGTCAATGACACCTGAGCTACTGTAGCGTTGTAGTTCGTTTATCACTCGCCTGTAGTCAGGATAGTGTTTCATCAACAGTTCAGCCAACACCTTGTCTACATACTCAACGCCTTCTGCCTTGAGGATTTCTTGCATACGCTTCATAAAGGAAGAGGCGAGTTTAGCCTTGTCTGCCTTTTGTGAACCAAAGTCAATCACCGTAGTCCTGCTGTGTAGAGGAGTGATGATCTTTTGTTTGTAGTTACAAGTGAATATGAAGCGACAGTTATCAGAGAAGGACTCAATAAAAGCCCTGAGAGCAGGTTGTACTGACTCCCTGTTTAGATAGTCAGCCTCATCTATGATTACAACCTTAGGCTTGCCGAGAAAAGACATACCACTAGCAAACTGTTTGATCTTAGTTCGCAGTGTATCAATTTGACGACCCTCATCTGAACCATTGATAATGATATAGTCACTACCTAGTTCTTCACACAGGGCTCGTGCTACTGTAGTTTTACCTGTACCTGCTGTACCACACAGAAGCAGGTTAGGAACTTCACCCTTAGAGAGAAATTCCTTGAACGTGCTTTTGATTGATTCGGGCAGGATACATTCTTCAATAGACTTGGGACGATACTTCTCTACCCATAAAAAATGTTCCATTCACAAACTCCATAATATAATATAATTTTAACCTAGCTTTTCTTT